GGATGTTGCCTTCAGGAGGTTCGGGCCGAGGTGCGGACAGAGTTACCCCTTCAATGGGGGACAGGGTTGTACTTAGCTATGGGCTGGGTTACCCGATCATTCTAGGGTTTTTACCCAAGCCTCAGTCGGGGGAATTCGCTTCTCTTAGTATTAGCTCGGGAGAACAGTCTATAGACACGGGGCTCTACGGCCCCTCTTCTGACACTTACGGAGATAAGAGTAAGCCTAAGGACTTGATCTCAGGAGATAGAATTCTCAGTACGGTAGGAGGCTCGTTTTTAGCTCTGCTAAGGGGCGGCTCTACTGTTATTAGGGCAGGACGAGGAGCAGAAATGCTTATGTCCAACCTTACTGGCTTAGTTAGAATCGTATCCCGTAACTGGGCCCATTTCACAGACCTTAGCTCTGATGTAATTAGAAACTACAAGGGTAGGCTTTACCGGTACACTGGTTACTCCAAAGACTTTCTTAAAGCTAAGAGCGAGGATTATAACCTTCACTTTCACTACGGCGACGTGGCTTTATCCGAAACAGCTAAGACTAACTATGATTCCTATACAGGGACCCCTACCTCTACCTCAATAATCTATAAAGAACAGGTTACTCAGACTACTCCTACTCCTTTAGAATTCATGCATCGTAGCATCAATGACGTAGGAGAAGAGGAGGTTATCGTTAACAACGGTACTCACATTACCAGAGTTAGTTCAACCGCAGAACAGATTCAAATAACCTGGAATAACCAAAACACGGTTACGATCAATGAGGCTAGCATCCATGCGGTACATAAAGATGGGGCTGATTTGATCATGGACCACGATGGTATTAGAGGTTCGTTTAGCTCTGGGTTGATAAATATGCAATCTGCTAATATCGTAGTCTCGTTTGGGGGAAGTAGTGTTACTTTGACTGACGGAGATATTACTTTAACTAACGGGTCTGGGTTTACACTCATTTCCCCGGGATTAACTAGGTTAAGTAATGGGGGTCACTCAGTTAATATAACTAGTGGCGGCGTAGCCATTTCTTAACTTAAAATATAGGTTAGCTTCTAATAGATAAACTAAACAACTATGACTACCATTGCTTCTTCACTGGCCAAAGGCGACGACGGCCTACCCCTTATTAACAGATCTTCACTAGCTCAGATCTCCGGGGTTACAAAGCAGTTGACCCGAGCTGAGTTCAATGCAGCAGTCACTGCTGAGAGAGCCAGAATCGCAGCTAACTCTGTAGGTCTCTACCAGAACGGTGAGAGACTGGACATCATTGGGGAAGCGGGTTCTAGAATCTGGACCCTAACTACGGGTGGCACTGACGCGGCTAATGCCGCTGCTAGTCATGCTAACGTAGTTAGTCTGGGGTTAGGAAAGACAGTGACTCTAGCTGCGGACTCTAATGTTGCTTTGTCGGCTGCAGGCCAGCCTGCTAGTGGAACCGGTACTAATGGGGACATCTCAGTAGACTTTGCCGCTCAACTATACTACACAAAAGCTGCTGGTGCCTGGGGGACTGGGGCCAGTACTGTATTCAATGGACTTAGTGCCGCTCAAGTCGTTGCCACTCAAGCCCTCGTAGCGACGTCAGGGATTTCTGGAGTTACATACGACGGATCGTCGAGAGTTTCTGGTTATACCGTCGGTACTGTGACTTTCACGGTGGCTTATCCGGATTCAACCCATGCTACTATTACTAGCTCACTAGGCTCTTCGCGCTCAGTTACCTTTGACGGTTCTGGCCGAGTAACTGCTATTATCTAATAGGCCGGGGCATTATCAAACACTTAACCCGCCTAGTCAGCGGGTTTTTTACATCTCGTCTTTAGATCTCTCACCCCAGGATACCCTACCCTTATACAAAGGTAAAATTGTAGTCCACCACCTCTTATTTATCGCAGTATAACCTACTATCGCTAAGGTACCATCCTTACGCAGTCTACCGTAAGTTACATGAGGGAATAAACCCCAGTGAGACTTTCTAATAACCAAGTATCCTACCTTACTCTTCCTGCTTCTTCTCGTAAAAAGTTTAATAGAAAAGATTATGCAGTTAGTGTATTTCATGCCTATATTTTAAAGTACTTAGGCTAGCTAAAAAAAGACCTTGAAAGCTCAAGATCTTTATTGAGAGCTGCTTACTACGGCCCGGCAGGTGCTTCCTTAACTACGAGGTAGCGCGTATTAGTTACATATACTCCGTCCCCTGTCATGTCAGTAGGGCGATTCAAGCTGATCGTGCGAACTAGAGTATCTGGGGTTTGATTGAAACCACCTAGACCATCGGGTAGCTCCGCCCCTTTTTCCCAGATTTCGACGATTACCTTATAAGGTGTCGTGTCAGCATTCTCAATACGAACTTGTTTAGTCATGGTAAGTTAAAGCTCTAAGATTCTAGTTTTTAAAAAGGACAGGTTTCCAACACCTTCTTTTCTATCGCGTCCGGTAGAAATGAGGGTGTAGATTGGGTCGGGGTTGTAACCTTAAAATCCCCAGTAGTTTCAAGAAAGCCGGTAGGGGACAGAGTTTCCGGGGTAGGATTCTCGATAGACTGCCAGGCCAACTCCGGAATAACAACGTCCGGATGATGCTTCAAAAATTTGTCACTCTCAGTTTTGAACCCGAGCTTTAAAGGTAGCCCTGCGGTAGGGTTTAGTTGGTGAAACCAGTTAATCCGCCCAGCGTACTTTCTAATAAAAGCTTCCGTTGGTAGATTAGACTTCTTTGCCTCTACCTCTACTCCGTTAATACTACAGTTGTGAACCAGAGCCCTTAAGGACATACGTTCTTTCTTACGCATGTTGACTTTTTGGTTAACCACAGCACCGCAAACCCACTGCCGATTATGAGGCCTCATAATCTTAGTTTTGGCCTTATTGATTTCGAAGCCGGCAGCTTTGACCTGTTCAGTTACGAACGTAATTACAGCTCTTGTGAACGCCTTAGCTTCCTCTAAGCTAGGAGCATCGTTGGTGTAAGATAAGGTAATATCGTCCGCATAGATAGTCATAGTAATCCCTAGAGGTTTACAGAATGCTTCTATTGCTGGACCAAAGGTGCCAGCTGCGACGATGTTACTAATTTTTGGCGCAGTCAATGAGCCTTGAGGAACGTAGTACTTGTAAGTACATAGCTCGCTCAAGACGGTAGCTGCCGTGTCTTCTATCCCCATCTGGATCAGCATGGCTTTGACCATATACTGTCTGATGGAAGGGAAGAATTCTTTGATGTCCAAACTAATCACAACGTCCTTTCCGACGTGTGATTGAGCCATTTTCGGTATTGACTTGCCCGTCTCGAATCCGTGGATATAGTCTGGGATACTAACTTTATCCAAGATCCTTGTTAAAATTCTATATTGTGCAACCCTCATTACTTTACTAGGGTTATGCACTTTCCGTAATTTCGAAGTCGCTTTCTTCCTTATCGAGATGACCGAATAATGCTCGTTCTTGGCTTTCGATAACCAAGTCAATTGCTTGGAGTTCGTCCAGCCCAACAAAGTCGACAGTTCCGTTGCCGTTTTCAGTTTCGGTACTTGGGTCGCCGACACCGAGATCAAGTAGGGAGCGTAAGCTACCGGCACCTCTTGGGGTGGGCTTGAAGTTGTTGTTGGCGAAGTCATCATAAGGTATAGTTTGTTTCTTAAGGGGAACGATTCTAGATTTACGGACCAATCTTCTTTTTAGGTCCTCGAGGGTTACGTAATAGATACAACCGTCTATCGATACAAACCCCGCCCGATGAACTCTAGGCGGAGTAGGTAGTTTGAATAAGTGATCTCCGTTTGGGACGGGCTGAGCGATAGGGTAGTAATAAAACTGCCCTTCATTAGGAATGATGTACTTTCCGGTTGATCTAACTAGTAAGTTCTTGTTTCTGGAGTAGCCAGCACTTTTCTTAACCGTAATTAGGAAGGTGGTGGTATACCCGGATTCTACTTCACAGTGTTGGGCTAGTAGGTTCTCGTCTATCCCTGCAATAAGATTGATTACAGGTTGTGTTGTAGTGCTGGACGTTTCTATAAGTGAGGGGGATTCCAAGATAGGAATAGTGCTGTCAGCTTGTTCGCTCATTATCTTCCCAGACAAAGAGCCCTTATCCCTACTTAGACTAGCTAATATTACGCAGTCGTAGCGGCTGCGTTATACGCTGATCTGCCCTGGGCGACTACCTTGGAAACGACATGGAACAGCTCTAGGGCGAAGTTACCAATGACGATCATAGTGCGGGCCAGAGCCTTGATCTTGGGGAGGGCATTACAAAAAAATGAAAACATGTTAATAACCTTGTGTTTATTTTGAAAGACTGAAGTGAAATTTCACGGACTAAATCAGTACGTGTTGCTCTTGCATATTATGCTTATACCAGATTTAACTGAAATGTTTATTGTAAATTGACTACTTGTCAACCCCCGTGCTACAATAATAACCATGATCTTATCGGGTGAATTTTTACTAAGCTCTCTACCACCGGGAAGACTAGCAGCGTGCATAGATGAAAACCCCTCTTTCAGAGGATTCCTTCACGGATACATTTCAGAGGAAAAGCTTAGGGATCTACTAAAGGCCACAGAAGGAATCGAGAACGTGGCTAAAATCCCAGATCACAGCCTGAGAAAAGGGGACTTTGCTTTTTCTTACCTAGGCAAAGACTTTACTATTGAGTTAAAAAATCTGGCCTCTCGTAGACTTTACCCGGACATTCTCAACGGGGGCGTAGACGGGACAGTCATGTTAAAAAGTACCGACACTAAGAAGATATCAGAGGAGCTAACCACCCACCACTTACCTCGGGGTACTTTTGATATCTTGGCAGTATGTACTGTTACTTTAGACGAGCAATGGACTTTCAAGTTCATACTAAACAAAAACGTCCCCTCCTCGGATCTCGGCGAAGACTACCTTACTCCAGCGTTTAAGATCAACACTGAATATACCCCGATGCTAAAGGATAACATACTAGAAGTTTTGCAAGATCTAGGCTAAAATCTAAGCATGCAATTGAGCGAAGCGCAGATTGTCAAGATTCTGATTGACAGATACCAGAAAACAGGTAAGGACTTGTCTTTGGTAATACAGGACCCCGTGTTTAAAAGCCTATCTTTGACAGGAAGGATGGAAGCTTTGCGAGATAACGCCACGGTGTTGTCTCAAGGAATTAATCCTAACTACGCTAAGAAAGACTACAAGACTGTAGCCACAGATACCGGTCTTGGGGCCTTAAGTGGAATGATTGCGGTTCCTATGGCTCTCAGTAAGTCTACCCTTTTCCAAAGATTAGCCGCAAACCCTAATTCGGCTAGGCTTCCCCCAAGCGTTATTTCAGCGGGGAGAAGAGCCGGTTGGAGAAACGCCTTAGCGTTCGGAGGGGTTCTGGGGGGGATTGGAGGGGGTATAGCCGGATGGATGGATACCAGTACTGCCGTTCATCAGCGCTCTAAGACTAAAAATGTACTGTCCGGACTTTCTCAATATCCTACTGACCCGAACACTGTAAGATCTCTGTCAGCTATTGAAAGTATGCATACCCCTAATACTGTTCTAAAAAGGCTGTCCGATATGATCTCGGGTAATGTCCGGGGTGCCGTAGAAAACTCGGTTAAGGCTCCTTTCGAGGAATCAGCTATGAACTACATTAGTGCGCGGGACCCCCTCCGCCCGAAATCTTAATAACTCACAACTATAAACATGCTAGGCTACACTCTAAAACACGTACTGGAACTGATCCCTGAAGCTTTACCTATGGTTAAAGCCGCGTCTATCGAAGCTGAGTACCCCGTTTCAAATAAAGACAATTGCCTAGCTTCTGCTCTGGCTATTAATTATAAGAAGAGCTTTACTTCAGACACGGTTGATTACGACGTCTTAACTAAAGTTGCGCAGGCTGTTACCTTGTATGACCTAGAAAACACAGTTCAAGAATTAACCGGTAAGATGGTTTCTCGATCACAAAGTAAGTGGGTTAAAGAAGCTTCGGTCACTGAAGAAGGCAGCTATTTAACTAAGCAGGCCGCCTGGGAGGGGGATCTGTCGGGGCTTGGATTTAACGTTAAAGAAATGGCTGAGCGCGCTGAGGTCTTAATGGAAAAAGCTGCTGCTGAAGGGGCTACGGTTAGTAGTCACGTAGAGATGTACTCTGGTAACGGCGTATTTTTAAAGGAGGCCTTGCTGGCTAGTCTGTCAGTACGATATGGGTTAACTAATGATCCTACATTTGTCAAGCTAGCTTCTTCAGTCGGAGTAGAATCAGATCTAATCTCCGGTACTCGTACTGTCAAGTCTATATGCTCAGTTATTAACCGCCTGGATGAACAGCACGCTTTGTCTAACCAAGGTTTTAATATCTACAAAGAAGCGATGATCTCTAAGCAGGCGGGGTTTATTAAGTGCATGGTAAAGGTTGCTGGTAAAGATTATCCTCTAGAACGTATCATGGGCATCCCCGATTCTTATTTAGATGGTTACTTGGGTTCAGGATTCTCAAAAGAGCTACACAGCGATCCTAACTACGCCAAGAGCATGGTAGAATCCCTGCCTGCAGACAGCCAACAAATCCTAGCAACTATTCTTAGAAGTTAATATGGTCTTAAACAAGAACATCAAACTTTCAACACTACAGTTTTTACTGGTTAAAAAGTACGGTACCTCCTGGCTCAGCTTAGAGCCAGAGACCATCATGATGGACTTGGGTTTTCCAGACTACTTAGTCTTAGAGAAAATCCATATTCTTACGGTGTTAAACAAAGGGTTGAACGAAGCTTTGAAATTAGCTGACTTCTTGACGTGGGCTAGTTCGATTTGTAATAATGACTACGCTGAGTTTGAAATTGTTCAGATGCCTAATTGCTTAGAGTTAGCTTGGCTTTTGACAGAGGTAAAAAGAATTGGAAAGTTAATCAATCAAGCCTTTGTCCCCTCTGAAGAGCTTATAGACACCCTAGCTTACCTTTTACGTATGGAAGGCTTCTCGGCCCCTATTTGCCCGTTTGAGTTCATACCCACATCAAAGCTAGAGCAGGGTCAGACCGAAGAGGATACTGAGCTAAAAAAGAGAGGCGTCAATGCTTACTTGGTGTTTATGGATAAGATACCTGCTGTGATTGAATGACTATGCTAGAAGCTACTCTTAATACCCCTCTCGTCTTTGCTATCTCTGGACCGGCAGGAGTATCTGCCTCTGACTTTGCAATATACATTAATGGCGTACTTGCAATTCCGAGTCAAGCTACTATAACGCAGCTGGGGGTCAGCTCTGTTTGGAGTGTAGCACTAACTCCTCTGACGACAGGAGTATATTCTATCTACTGCTTCGGCTCTGTTAAAGAACAGGTTACGTGCGTAGCAAAGTCCGTACAATCCTTTTTAGCTAATATCGAAGATGAAGCTTTAGGTAGCTGGGCTTGGAATAAGCAAACAGGAGTATTAACCTTACTTCGTCAAAATGGGACCACACTATCCACATACTCCGTAGTGGACACTTCGGGTACTGCGTCCCGAGAGCGAACTTCGTAATTTTATATATCTAAAAAAAGCCCTGAATAAACAGGGCTTTTTACTATCAAGAGCCCGTGCGCAAAACAGGCGGCGTACGAGGAATACGAGCTGCTTGTATCGTATTCAACGGCGGAATAACGATAAGTGGCACTGGAGATGGTGGCTCCACCGTGTGGTTTAGGACTACTGGTGCGACGCCAGGAGTTGATGCTGGTGTGCGACGAATCCTAGGGGTCTTCTTAACCACAGAAGCATCTTCTGAGGTTTTAGAATGGACGTAAGGCACCTCTGCCGGGGACAACTCAGATTTAACCAGGACGGGGATAGGCTCCAAGTCCCCACTCGGTGTTACCTGAAGTCCAGCTCTTTTGTAAATGGAAGTAGAAGCTTTAACGGCTATCAGCAACTCCTTACCGGAAATTTGACTGGTGATACTGCTCATGTACTTTGCAAATTCACCTTGGTTACTTACTGTCCTTTTTAACCAGACTCTCGGCGAGTTATATTCGGTAACCATAGACCCGTCTAGGCTGAACCGAATGCCGTCGTAAGTCATTGGCTTGACGTACACAAAGTTCTGTAACACCGAACAGATCAGTGCAGCCATCATATTGTTGATGGCCAGAGATTGGTTCAGGTCCGCACAGCTAAGCTCGGCCGCGCTAGAGCCTAGGTTAGCGTAATAGTCTATGTCCATGGGGATACAAGACACCTGGAACGTCTGAGGTAGAGTTTTTGGAATTGATAAGGGATTCGCAGCGTCGTCATATATGCGAAGCGACCCATCACCTAGCCTATAGTTGGTAAAGAACTTAATTTGACCGAAAGCATCTTCGTTACCCGCGTCGATAACGAAGATGGACGAAGAGTTTGCCCCTGCGCTCCTGAAGGCTACCTTAAGAATCTCTCTGCGAGCATCCGCAGAGTCCACCGCCAAGATTAGAATGGAGTTATTGAAATTGAAATTTACCCCAGGAGGAAGGCCTGCAAATTGGGGCAAGGCACCGCCCTTTGTAGTGACAAAGTCAGGGCTGCCATAAATGGGGATTCCAAAAGCATTGGAATACCTGGAGGCTACTACTAGAGCCTTGTTTTTACCTACGTCTTTCGGAATGAAGTTCTGGCGGGTAAGGTTCTTTTCTTCAACAACATCCCCGTCAATGACAAAGATAGGAAGCTGGGATAGCCAAGCTGCAGGGTTGAATTTGGTAATACAAGTTCTAGCCAACTGAGCCATAGGGCTCATCAGACGAGAGCCGGTTCCACCAGCTCCTACTAGGATAATAGAACTTGGGATGAAGTGGGGTCTATACGAAAGCATTAGTGTTTCCGGTTGGTTAAAAAGAAAACCTAGATTGAGTCCAGGTTTTCCAGGTCTTCTTTCTTATACCAAACTTCTGTAATTACATGAATTACAAACCGTTAGTAGCCAAGTCTTCCATGTCTTTCTTAGACAGGGATGCGGCCATTTCACGGAATACAGACAGTTGGCACGACTCGTCCAAAAGGTCGAACAGCCCTGTGATCGCCTCACCTAGGATTTTAGGGGCTTGAGTAAGCTCCGGCCCTGCAGTGTCTATTTGAACAAAGGCTGCCGCTGCGCTTACGCCGTGGTTAATAGCGATGCGGTCGAACTCCGGGTGATCCCCGATGATTTCCTCGCCTACCTCACCAAACGCCTCGGCAAAGTGCTTAGCAGCCATACGATCCAGATCGTCCTCTTGGGTCATAGTCCGCTGTATGATCGAAGCAGCCTTAGGCCCCAAGTCCTCGTAGTTGACTTCCTGGCTGGACTCCTCGTCTTGGTAAATGATTTCGCCAGTAACTTGGTTAACTAGTGCTGAGTTTCCGATACGTACCAGCCCACATGATGATCCAGGAAATCGGGATGCCTCTTCGGCGCCCCCTTTCTCTTGAACTACGGAGAGTGCAGGTGCTTTACTGGCGGTGGCGGATGATGCTGAAGTTTTTGTATGACGGCCCGACACCTGGCGCTCCCTCTGACGATCCGCTAAGACCTCCGCTCGGGCTGCAATCTTGTCCAGGCGCCGCTGTGCTTTTTTTGAGATATAACCCCCTGAAGGAGTCACTTCTACCCTAGCTGCCCCATGAATCGGTCCACCCAGAGTAGAACTCATCGTAGAGGGTTGATTCGGTGTCCCCGCGTTTGGGCGTCCGTTTTTTAGGTCTTCATTAAAGCGTGCTTGACCAAGGGGGCCAGCGTACTTGTTATGTGCACCAGGAGTGTAGCTTCCACCAGTGTATTGCCCAGGAGTGTAGCCTTGATATTGACCGTTAGGACCCCGGCCGTACGTGGGGGTATTCACTTTATCCAGCCAGTCTTCAGGGACCGCTACGTTCGGACGTTGAACTTCGAATAGATCCTCCAGCGTCACTTTCATGCGAGCGCCTAAGTAGTTGAAGCGAAACTCCATAGTCGGAACAGGTTTGTCATTGTGACCGACAACGCCGCTGAACCGAATGCAATTTTGATCATCTCGATCATCCGTGCCACTAAAGAAGGCATTGAAATCGGCGTGAGAGTGAATGTCTACCACGATGATTGAATCTGCGGGGAGCGAGTTCCAATCGTAATTGGCCGAAGCGTGACCCACCGTCTGATTAGGGACGAACAAGTGATATCCTTGGGCTTCCGTCCATAGGACCCAGATCATTGCCTCTAGGGCGCGCCCCTTCTTGACAATAACCTGACGGAAGAACTCCTTGACTTCCTCAAAGAGCTGCATAGGGATCTTGCCTGCGGGGAGGAACTGGACTGAAGGGGAGACTTTTGGCAGGACCAGGCCGGGAATCTCTTTAACTTGCAGGCAAACGAACCGGCGCTTACCGCCCTCTCCTGGGCGAAGGACGTGGTACTTGAAGAAACCTTCGGCAGTCTGAAGAAAGATCTGCGAGTAACCCTCGTTAATTGCTTGATCGAGGGGGCTGACTCCGTTAACTGTTACGTCTGACGTCTCCAACATGCAAGAGATGAATGGTGCTAGAATTTTCACGAGTAATTCCTCAGTTTTTCGTAGGGGAAGGGTTTGTTGTCTTCTGCTAGCTTAGCTAGATGTTCGTACCACTTAGGATAATCTCGGCGATACTCATTGTCTCCTAGGGCGTATAATCCTAGGTCATTGTTAAAAGGCGCGTCGAACAGTACTTGGTGGTACGAGTTAACCCCGCGTAGATCAGGCAGCTTGAACTTACTGATTTTGATTGCAGTGCCAAAACACATCCGAGCGTCTTCGTAGATGTTGGTAAACGGCAGCAGGGGTAAACCGTGACTACGTTCTATGAACGCCCGTGGGATTGCCCCTAGAGGGTCTCGGGTGGAGAAGTACCTAGAATCGACCACTGCCCACTCCGCCCCGTTATTTAACAACTTCACGGAGAGAACAATATTAGGAAGTACACTTTTTCGTATATTTCCCAAATAATTAATGTCTCGTACGCATTCTGGATAGTACATGGATAAGAAAATATCCCTCTCTGTCTTTCGGAAGTAGAAGGTACCGTTTGGCAGGTAGTACTCTTCTTTCTTAGAGTTGGAGCCGTCTTTTTCATCCAAATTCGTCTTTAAAGACGAAATGAAGTCCGGATAAGTAACATACTTGTACATGCCGGGCTGCAGTTCGATCCTAACTGCGGAATCCAGCAAGGTGACAGTAGTACTTGGCACATGTATTAGAGGCTCCTCTGGTGGCGGTAGTACCAAGGCAGTAGGGAGCACCATCTCTTGAGGAATAGCCTCTGAGGTTGAACTTTGAGCTGCTTTCTTACCTACCGTATCGCTCTCCAAGTCAACTGTGGTAAGTGGCTCGTCGGCAATTATGAAATCAGACATGATTAGATGAAATCTCCATCGTCCACGTTAAACATAGGTATTAGAGCTGGTATTCGATCTTCTACGATTTGTATCATATCCCTTACCTTATTACTTGGTTCAGCTGCTAGGTGGGTAACAATTGCCCGGCTTAAATATACAAACCTAGCAGCTTTAATTCGCCTTTTAGCAGCCGCTATTTGGTCAATTAAAGGGGTATCAGGTCCTATGGCTAAGTATTCTTCCCGTACCTTATCTGCTAAGTCGTTGGCATCACTTCTCAGCTTGGCCACAGAGTACCTACTGGTTATGGCAGGTGCTTCAGAGGCCTGTTTCAAGAATTGCTGTATGTTCATAAGGTATTATCCTCTTGATCTTTTTAAGTATGTCAGGTAATAGATGGATGAACATTAGAGCTAATGCGCCGGCATCCTCGTCGGTCTTTGCCTCTGCACCCTCGTGTAGGTCCTTTATTAAGGAAGACTCTACATACCCTTTCAAATTGCCGGCTGAAGTAGCCTCACTTATTCTATCAATCACAAGTCTCGTCACCGAGGAGTGACAATCGTAGGCTGAGTAGCCTGCTTCACCAGCATACTCCGACCCCACTCTTTCTAACCTGAGTTGTGCTACCCAGTATTTCTGGTAGTTATGACGAATATCATCGTCTTTAATCAAGTGTTTTGCGCGGGCGAGTATAGGTCCAACCCATAACCCTGAAGTCGCGTAGTTGAAGTTAGCAAGTAAGGGGTCTAGTTTCTCATCCTTATGATGTATAGACAATGCAGCTTGCTGTATTTTCCGTACGATCTTCTCCTGGTCTTCTGGGATATAAGTGTCGTCGTATGGTAGTAGTACTACGGCGATTTTGGTACGGAGGAACTCCTCCTCAGCCGTATCTGTCATGTTTTTATACACTACTGCCCCGGTAAACCCTATCCCATGTCGCATTGCTTTAAGCCTTACGTACGATAAGTATCTGTACGTCGTTGCTAGTAGCCTGGACAGTTCAGCTGGCGCTGCTGTAGAGTTAAAGATTATGTGTAGACAGCTACCGCTTGCCTGTACTTCAACGAGAGACTCTTCATCTTGCTGAAGAACGGCCAGTAGAACTCGAGCTACAGCCGATCCTACTGCATGCCCTCTGAGGTGTTGAAAGGGGTTTGCTAACGACTCTTTAGAGTACAACGGTTTTTCAAACTGCAGTTGTTTTTGCAGTATAGAATAAGTTGTTACATGTGAGTCCAGGGGCTCCGCTTCCGACACGAGTTCGTAGTCTGCTTTGCTTAGTCCTATTGTTTTCATGACTTGGCAGTTGTAAATTGAAAGACTAAAAAAAGCAGACAAGTGTCTGCCTTTTTACTACGGATACATTGTAGCAAAAGCTAAAGAATTAGCCCTTGTTACCTGAACGAGCGGTAAACGTAATTTCCCGAACTTCACCTTCCGGAGTCGTCGAGTTAGTCACTGTTGAGACCATGCTTGAGATACCTGGGATCTGCTGCGCGTACATGCTCTGGATTTGAGCGGCGTCCCATGAACCCGGAACGTTGTACACTGCGTCCAGAGCCGGAACCTTGATGATCGTCTTGATAATTGCCATGATGATTTTTTTCTAGAAAAAAGGAAAAGAAAAGGAGAAGAAATGCATAGGTGTTCTACGCAATACTCTTATACCAGTCTTTACTAAAATATTGAAAAAACTCAGACTAAACTAGTATTGTATGGAAATATTAGCCTCCCAACTAGCGCCTGCCATTCTTACGTTAAAAGGTAAGCCCCTCGACCTATCTGAGTATAAGCCCTTCCAATTAGTGTATGACATCTCTCCCCCTACCCTCACCGCGTGCTGTGGTCGACAAATAGGCAAGTCAGTTAGTTTAGCTAGTGCAATCATATCTACTTCCATTCTTCGTAAATTCTTCTCTACTCTCTTTGTAAGTCCCCTGTCTCAACAAACTTCCCGATTCTCCTCTCAATATCTAGAACCTTTTATTAACTCGCCTATAGTTAAAAATCACTTCGTCGATTCTTCTTCCAAGAAGAACGTGTTCTTGCGCACGTTTACTAATGGGTCTTCGGTTACTCTAGCCTATGCAGAAACTGAGCAAGATGCTGACAGAGTTCGAGGCGTATCTGCAGACCAGATGTACTACGATGAGGTTCAAGATGCTTCTCTTGAAGCGTTGCCTATTCTAGAAGAAACCCTATCAGCTTCAGATCATATGTTTAGGCGGTATACTGGCACCGCTAAGGGGGAGTCTAATACTCTGACGGTTCTATTTAACCGCTCTAACATGCTTGAGTGGGTGGTCCGTTGTCCTAAGTGCGGTAAGCACGCTATACCTAACGAGTTTGAAACGTGCCTGAAAATCATTAAAGCAAACCCCAATGGCCCAGGATGCCCTAGTTGCGGCGGATTGCTGGATATGAAGACTGGTAAATGGATCGCCGGTAAACCTAAGATCACAAACCACGTTGGAGTCCATATCCCTCAATTCTGCATCCCTGCTCGAACCACCCCTAAGAAGTGGGGGGAATTAGTAGATAAGGCCAGCAGATATGATCATATCAAACTCAGCAACGAAGTCTTTGGGCTCCCTGTTGGGGCTGGTGGTAGGCCACTATCTCTACGACAAGTCATGGGGGTCTGTAATCCTACTAAAACCACGTTCGATTCAGCGTTCCCCAAGGACGATAGGAATATCCTATTCACTGTACTTGGCGTAGATTGGAGCGTAACAGGATCAGATAAAAGCTACACGGTAGTCACTGTTTTAGGCTTTGACTTTTCTGGTAAGGCGTATGTCGTTTACGCCCAGAAACTAGACGGCATAGACATTCTAGCTCAAGTATCTAGAGTAATCGACATATATCGCCAGTTTGAATGCACTCACATAGCCTCAGACAGGGGCGTAGGCGTACTTCAAGGTCAGTTGATGAAAAGAGCCTTGGGGGACGACCGCGTCAGTATGGTTAACTACGTTGCAGCAAAGACTAATCTTCGTTTTGACAAAGAGGGGAACTACTTTGCCGCAGACAGAACCTTGGCAATAGACACTGCGGTTATTAAAGTGAAGATGGGGCCTGCGAAGATAGAAAGCCCGTCTTGGTCTGTTATGGAGCCCTTCTGGTCTGATGCCCTTCATATCTATGAAGAAGAGTCTAATAGTGGGCGCAGACTTTACCGTAAGGATGAAGATGGTACCGACGATTTCTTGCACTCGCTTGTATTTGCCTTCGTTGCTTTTATGATAGTCAAAGGCGAGTTCGTTTATCAAGACAGAGAAGCCGGCGGAGACTCTGTCTTTACATTCTAATAGTGTTATAATCCTGGTACATAACCAATCTCAAGAACTTAACTACTATGTCATCAGAATTCGAACTCCCTGCAAGTAAGACCTTCAAGCCTGCTCGTCAGGCTAAGAATAATCTGTTCCCTACTGACCCTAATCCTAGCCCAACACGCAGTCCTTCGCCTGAAGCTACGTCAGGGGCCGGTAGTGAACAAAGTCAAGTCGAAGATATTAAAGAAGAGTTTAGTCAGACCGAGCTTCTGGCGGTGTTTGACGAGATTATCTTCTCAGGAGAGTACTCAGAGACTATTAATCTCAGGGGTAAAGTTCCAGTTACTTTCCGTACTCGTACCGCAGAAGAAATCTCAGATATTCAACGTCAGATTGACTCGTCAGGATCTAATCTAATATCCACGGTAGAGTCTATCCGGTCATTGATGAACCTGAAGTTCGCTATGTCAAATTATAAGGGTCAAGACTTGTCTACGATGAAGCCTGAGGAAAAGGTAAAGTTCGTAGAACGTCTGCCGGGCCCGTTGGTCGGCATGCTATTAATGGCCTTGTCTAAATTTGACAGTAAAGTAGCGGCGGCGTGCAAGGAAGGCGAACAAAATTTCTAAAGGCGCCCTGGGCTCTGCAAAGAATGCAGTTGCACTTCCGGGGTATTCAGGTACCAGCCCTAGGAAGCCTCAGGGATATCGCATATAGGCAGTACCTGATTCATGAAGCAAAGCTAGAAGCCAAGAAGCATCAAATGATGCTTATGCTAACTATAGGTGCTCCCATGATTACCGAAGATTCTCAAAGATCTAGCTGGGAAAAACAAGCCAAGACAGTATTTGAAGAGTATGTGTGTATGATGTTCGGTGAAGAAATGGTGTCTGGCAATAAGATAGAGACTGACATGCTTGCTTTCTACGAAGAACGAATCCGAACTTCTAGGCCCATAATGTACGGTAATTCCGCAAAGAACAACCTTTCAGTAACGGGCCTACCTAGTCTGTAATTTTTATATAGATCTAAAATACAAAGGCCTCACAAGGGCCTTTTCTACTTCTTAACCCAATGAATCCATACGGTCCGTCAAGCGATATGTTTAGGACTGACGCCAATCAGTCAGCGAATAGCTTCAGTAATCCTCTTAGCATGTCTCACCTGTACCCTGGGTGGGGGGTCAATCCTAACTATCAAACTCCTGCGTATGACGCTTCGTACAGGCCTGCGTACCAAGGCCCAAACCCGTACGCGTCCTATCAAAAACCCGGATTTATGGGGGCACTAGGCCAAGCTGCTGGAATAGGTAAAGACCCTTACTGGGGAAACCCAGTGGATAACAATCGCAATGCCTTCAACGCCATAGGGGGTAGACCTATTGATTTGGCAATGCACGTAGGCCAAAACTACATAATGCCTACAGCTGCGTTCTTACTCTCTAACAAGCTATTATCCGGGCCAGGGGCTATGGCTGGTAGGGGCTTACTTGGAGGTTTAGCCACTGGGTTAGGGGCTAGTGGTACGGGCGGGTTATCTATGGGTGCCAGAGCTATTGGTGGTTTTGCAGGAGGCTTTTTACTACCCCTCGGGGCAGGCATGGCTGCAGCCGACGCAATGGATGGGGCGGTGTTTCAACCCTACATTCGCTCGCGTCAAATGAGCAGCACGGTTCAGGACAGTTTCTCGGGAATTACCTTTGGAGGCGCAGGGGGCGGCGTGATATCCGGTAGAGGCTTGAGCGGTAGGGAGTCTGCAGGGATAGGATCTCAGATTGATAGGGGCGGCATCAAGGACATGACGTTCTCTGCTAATCAATACCACGGCATTGCGGCCATGGGTATGAACTCTGGTCTGTTTGACGACGTAGGATCTTCGCAAATTACTAAGAGAGTAGCTTCGATTGCTTCTCAGATCAAAATGATCGTAGCGATATCTAAAGACCCTAATATTCAAACTGCTATAGAGGAACTAGGCAAGTTAAAAGTGGGCGGTGCCAGTATTGCCGGTGGTGCGATGTCTCAGGCGGCAGGGGCGTACTCTGCTATTGGCATGCAGGCTAGCGCTGCTGGGGCTTCGGTTCAACGGGTTATGAACACCGTCGGTAGTCAAGGGCAGTATATGTTCCAGATGAACGGTATCACTCCTTATCTAGGTCAAATCTCCGCTGCTACTGCGTTCTCCGGCTTTGCCTCTGCACAAAGAGCGGGGATTATGTCTACTGCTCAGTTTGCACGAATGGGTGGGGTAGAGGGGGCTACTCAATCAGCCATGGCTGCTCAAATGAGCGGGCTGCAGTCCCCGTTCAGCAGAATGATGCAGGCTAATAGGTACCTTGGTGGGGGCGGTGATTCCGGCGTAGTCGGTACTGTTTCAGCTTTCGGTAACCTGGCTTCAAAAGACCCCTTTGCTATGCAAGGTGCCATGGGGCTGTACGGAGGTCATATGGCTAGTCGAATGGCGGAGGAGGAAGGTCACATGGGGCTGGAACGTAGAGCTATTGGTAACCTACAAACTATCGGTAGAAGACCAGGGGCTAACGGTAAATTCTCGGTAAATGAGTTATCAGCTTCTCTGATAGGTATGGGACTAACACCTGAGCAGACTCAATCTTACGTCTCACTGAGAGCCTCGCAGACTAACGGGGAGGTTTACGACCAACAAGTAAAAGCCTTTGCTGCGCAGGAGAATGAACAAATGCGACAGACTATAAATCAACAAGGATTATCTAATAGTTTTGCTAACAGAAACATATTTCGACCCCTTAGCAAGTTCGGTAAAAGTATTAACCTTGCGTTCGCCGACACCTTTGGTTACAAAGGTAACGGCTTGGTTGGTAGTATCAGTGATGCCGTAGAACAGGTGAGTGACTGGTGGAACATGGGCGACAGTATCTCTAATAGAGACGCCGGCGCGGTTGGATTAAACATGGATAATATCCTGAAGGGAGCTTCTTCAGATGATAAATACAACTATAAAAACTACAAGGATCGAAACGGGGTTCGTAAAGCTAGTCAAAGCCTGTCGGATAAGTATAAAGTCCTAGATAGGCTTAATAGTGCAGCAGCGGGCGGTGGCCCTGGAGCAGATGTGGCAAGAAAACTGCTAATAGAAGGATTTGACAGCCCTAACGCTAAAAAGTTGTTTGCCGACTTTATTCAATCTCAGCCTGGGTCTGATTTTGATAAGATGAATGATAGTTTGGATTCTTCCTCTAAGCTATTTGATGATACTGCTGCTGCGGCTAAAGGTAATATATTCAACCGTACTTCAGGCACAGACGATGATAGGGCCAACTTAGATTCCATCACAGGTATTAAGAACTCCCTTTTCGATAATCTTAGAATTCTAGGTCAAGCCGAGGATATTTTTGGGGCCGGCGGTAAGCTAGGGCTAAACTTAGAAGATACCTTGAAAAACGCCAAGTATTCTGAGTTAAGCGGGGCTTTAGGTACCGGTAATAGGGTGAGTAAACTTAGATCTATAGTTGATGCCGGCTTGAAAGGTGGTTACGGTAAATCTGGGTTTGTTGCGGCTAGCATGATGACTCCAGAGCAGGCCTCTCAAGACCCTTCTAGATTTAGTGACGACCCTATCATCCAAAGAGCTATCCGGGATGCTAGTGGGGATAGGGGTAAAATAACCAGGATTATGCAGGGGGAGATAGGTCGTAGGTCCGGCGGTAGAATCAAAGGAAACGGCCTAAACTTACTAGGCACCGCAGAGGAGCAGCAGGGGATTTTGGCTACCTTAAGATCTGCTGCAGGTGCTAATTCTCAGGCGGCTATGGCTGCTAGAGGGGGCGTTGATTACTCAGGGTTCTTAACCGCTTCTAATAACATCGACAGAGCAAGCAATACCTTCCTATCCGCTACTAAGCTTTTTGCAGATTCCGTCGCTAGTAGGCCGGGTTTTTCATTAATAACTTTAGGCGGTAGTAATAAGAAAGAATAATCATGGCAATAATAAACCAACCAACTAAGGACTTTGTCCGTCCGGTACTAACTCCGCTAACCCCTTTTAATCTATATGTAGAGCGAGTTAAATCTATCACTGATAGTCTAAGATCTTCTTCAGAAGGTCTTGAATACCTACCTATGCAATTCGGGGGGATCAAAGGTCAACAGCAGTCCTTAGTAGCAAACGCAGTAATAAAACTTGTTAATTTCAAAGTAACCGGTAATGTCTAACGTATTCACACTTGATAATGCAATCACAGGATTGATTGGTAATAACACGCCTGACAATGTGCTCAAAGCGCAGGAAATTACTAATACTCTGGCTCGGCAGGGTAAGCGTGTTACTAACGTTCTACAAGAAGACGGCAAAATTAAACAGACTGAGCGACTATTTAGTAATCGTGCTCGGTACGGTACTACTGCGTTGAACGAGTATGGTGGGTCCAACAATGACGGAGATAGGGGTCAGTGGTCTTACATTAAGCTACTGACTAGCCAAGACCAGTATAGAAGCTACGTCAAAGGGGACGCCACCAGGGACGTTACTTATAGAGCCGACCTGTTGGGTAGTAGTAACGAGGTTTCTCGTATGTCTGATCCGTCAGGGGCTAGCAGCCGAGGCTACGACAAGTTCCTGCTTACGGGAGTATCTTGTTCTATGTCAGAGAAGGTTCAAATCTCAGAGGTATTCGGAGATAATGAAGTTGTATATTACTTTGGGCGCCAACCCTTGATCTTCAACATCTCAGGTTTACTGATCGATAGTGCTGATAATAACTGGTTCGTAACTTGGTTGAAAATGTATGATGATTTCTTACGAGGTAGTCAAACAGCGAAGAACTATGAGCTGTTGAAGATAGTACTACCTAATATGGCGATCACAGGTACTATTTCCGGATTCTCCTGGAATCAAGACGCCAGCAGAGACGTAGATATTCCTTTTACGTTTCAATTCATTGCTAAAATCGTAGAGCCTATCCCTGCTACTAACTTGGATATGGTTACGAGTAATCGTTTAGCTAGCGTGGATTTTAGCAAGGCTGCTACTCTAGTCTCCCAGGCCAATATAAACAGTTTGAAAGGGAAACTAGCGTCTCTTACTTCCGTAATACAAGACCCCTTAGCATCTCTAACTCAGCGGGGCTCTGCCTTATCTCAGCTGGGCTCGGGCATAGGGGGAGTATTTGGCGGCTTGGTTACCAGCACATACGGCACGGTATCGGGGTTACAAAACACAGTAGAGGGCTGGAATAAATCAACCCTATCTTATCTTGCTAGCGTTCAGAACTCAGCTATGTATCAGACAGTAACTTCGTCCCTGAACGGTATTCGGACCAATCTATTCTCGCCCATCTACGGGGTTCTCTCGAGCCTAACAAAGCTCGTAAGCAACACCTTCAATGCGGCAAACTCAATTGTTAACGGGTTGATCAACCCTGTCAGAAATATACTTCGAGATATAACGAATATCAGTCGTAAGGCAATTGCCTTAGTGAACCTCGTAAACAGCTCTATACGGGGCTTTGGGCGTAATATTGCCGGTCAGCTACAAGGGGTCTCCTCTGACTATAAAGAGGCGTTAAAGACCCTTAAGAAGGCTTCTGGGGTCATCGCCTCTGCTCCTAAGTCTGCGGCCCATGCGGTAGAAAATATGTTCTCAAATTCCCTAGTCCTAACCTCAGCCCCTTTCTTACAATCAAGTCCGAAACTTACGTTCATCAGACCTACGCTCTCCAGTTCAGGTGCAGCACCAAAGTCTAAGGTGTCTCTACTTAAAGGGGTAAGTAAATATTCGTCGTCTACCTCTAATTCTCTTTAATTAGTAATGCGTAACTATACCAACACACTTCTGTTTGAGTCTGCCCTGGACTCTGTACAACCTAGTAACAGCTTAGTGTACAATGCTATCTATACCCTGTTTAATCCCCGAGTAAAGGTGGTTGAAGATGATTGCGGAACCGTGCTTGGGGTAGAGGCAGATCTTCATCAAGATCTAATAGGGTCCACCGAAGTTGACACAGGATCGGTCATTACTTTTAGTCGACTAGTTACGTTGTCTAGTCTAGGTATTTACAAAGTTAGAACCCGAAGTCTATCCTCTTGCATTGCTAATGGTGGAGTTTGTAAGACTTGCCTGCTATCATCACGACCTAGACTAACGTCAGTAATAGTAGATAGCACTGTTCAAATTACCCCGGAATTATTAATCTCTAGTAACTCTCAAGACTTAGACATAGGGGCTACTGTAATATCACTTCCCTACGCTACGAACCAATACGATAAAGTGTACGTGTACAAATCAGGTACTCTCGTGGCAGAGTCGGCCTACTCAATTTCAGGGTCGACATTAACCTTTAATACTGCTATTACTAACGCCGATTCTTACTTATTAAAGTTTTACGTAGTCTCTAACGTTTGTTATTACTATTGGTTATCTAAGACTTATTCAGGTTCTCTACTAGGAATTAAGCCTTTAGTAGAGATCGCCCTGCCAATCAAAGTTAGTCTGCTGAGATCTTTAGTAAACGTTTCAGATATTAGTGATATCGAGAATGCTCTGCTGTCTTCAGATTTTGCAGGGGAGGACTTTGTTCAATATGCGAAAGACGTTTCTGACCCTTTAGAAAAAGCGGTACTTGTGTTAATATTAGGATCTATATTTCTAAGCTAAAGTCTATAAATGGCAACGTTTTCCTTATTCAAGTCTGCGGGCACTTTCTACGGAGTGACTAAGCAGCCAGCTATTCCCGCAGGTTTAAACAACACAGACGTCATAGCTCCTGATGTTAAGTTGTACATAGAAGGGGTCCAAGTCCCTTTCGAGGCAATTTCTGTTAACCAGACCTACAACAGCTTGCCTAGTGCAGATATTTCGATTCCTCCGGAAAGTGGCCTCTTAGATATTGTCAGAGGGTATGAGCCTAAAGTTCATATATTTTACCGCGATGATAACTACGGCGGGTTCCGGCTGCTATTTTGGGGTCACATTAAGTCTAATACTTACTCTAGAAGTAGGAACTCTGGGAGTACTAGTATTAGCTTTCATTGCGAGCACAAGAACTCTGTTTTAAATCAGTTAACCTTGGATTACTCGGGGTGGGGTAACTCAAATATATCTACTAACGACAACCCTAATCAGGCAATAAAGACTGCGGCTCTGAATTCCCCGAGTATGGTGGTAACTGCTATGGCAGGCATTTCGGGAGTTGCCGTAGGCGCGGAAATTCTAGGTCCGGGCAACGTCAAGATTAAGGATGCGCCGGTAGATAAGATTGACCCTTCTTTGGCTAAGAACCTAGTTCGTCTAGAAGGAATGCCAGGAACCGTTCTAAGTCTGTGGAATCAAATTAAGAAAGAGGCGTACGTAAATCCCAAGGTTAATCTTGGTTTATCTACTATGTACATTCCGTTGTTCGAAGAAGGTATATCTTACTTCAAACGTATGTCAGGCCACCCCCTACTAGAAGCGTCTCTACAAGGCAGTAAGGAAGATTATTGCCATCAAGCAGGCCAGCCTCACGTAAAGGTAATCATTCCTCCCTGCTTTCGTAGCCCTATGATCTCTGCTATTCAAAGAGAGTTGGCGGTGAAAAACCTAGCTTCCATGGTGGGATTTTCCGGGGAGATGACCTCGTTCGGAGAGCTGATTGGCAACATGATGTCTTATTGTAAATACGACATTAACACTCTAGCAAGTCCCGCAGAAATATCAGTAGATAATGATAAGTATATTGAGTCCCTGAACGTACAAGGAGTAGAGAAAACAACTATTGAGACTATTCTTAAACCTCAGATACCTTTCTACTACGCTCCTACTTGTAACGTATTACTCCCTAGGATGTACTCTTCTATAGTCGTGAATCAATCAGAGTCCATGACTCCTACTCGAGTAGTAGCCCTACACGACTCTACGCCCAGTAGCTCTGGTGGCTCAAACCTGCAAAGTACCTTCTTAGCCCCTCACTCTGTTAGAGAGGCTTTAGCCCATAACGTTTTGCTTAACGGGGCGGCTAACGTAACAGATTTGAATCTCAACTCCACCCTAGGATACTCCTTTCATATTCCCGGTAAATATGAACTAGGTAACGGTATTAGGCCTACAAGAGTTAATCTACCTTGGTGGCTAGTTCTGTTGAACTCTGATAAAGAGTCCCAAGGTACGGAAGGTAATGCCGAAGAGGTCCCTACCTTAGGTACAACCAATTATAAGAACATGATGGTTTTGACTGCTGAATGGAGGAATCGCTATTCAATGAAGATCACGGAGAATGACGACCAGTTCAAGATTCTCTATGACCCTACTAAAAACAACCTGAATCAAAACGACCCCCTGAATCCAATCAAGCCCTATCAAAGAATTCTCTTTTCTACAGTGGATTATGAGTTTTCGGAAAAGGTCGCCACCTCTAGAAGCGGTACTGTAGAGGCCTTGTTCAATCCTTATATCATTCCTGGTTATCCTATGGATGTTATTGATGAGAGCCCTAATCACCCCAGCTTCCACGGGTACTGTACTTCAGTTAGCCACTCTATTACTGCCAGGTCTATTTCTACGATGGTAAGCATGGTTGCGGTCACCACATACGCTGAGTTGTCTAACTACTACACCCCTCCCGTAGCTCCTTTTTTGCAGACGGCGTTGAATATGATAAATGCTGATATTGACCTAGCAGCTTTTCAAAGTAGTGCGCAGGGAGATACAACCCCTATTAAATCTCCAGTATCTACTTTAATTCAAAACCCTATTGCTAAGGCTACTGCAGACTCTTTTTACCGACAAGTCCTAGGGGTCGGTGCGGCTAGTCCGGATGATTTGATTCACTTCACTACAGGCCGAGCGTACCCCCTAGATCGCAGAGCTGGGGTGCTAGTACCTAGAGTTATTTCTGCGTCCTCATCCCAACCAAATCTCCACACTAAAACTCACGACGCTAGGCAAAAAGATGACTACTATTCTGCCGTTGGTAATCTAAGATTAGTAAGTCGCCCGATCGAGTCTAGGGAAAGTATTGCCTCAAAGTTCGATTATAAGTTTATAGATATAACTAGAGATATGTACAATAACTCGTTCTTGAACTACGTCAATCCTATTCTAGCTAACAACTTGCTTCTCGAGCCTGGCGCTAGTCTATTCCTGGATTACATGGGCACTGCTGATTATATCGCTAACGCCAAACAGAAAAACCTACTATGACTACTCCACTAATTCAATCGGCCTACGTAGGCTTACCTGCTATTCAACAAATCCCTACTAATATGACAGGGTCACTGAGCGGGACCAGCTCTGCCCCTGAATGCTTTGTTAATCAAAGGTTTAGTTCTAAACTACAAGCATTTATGATCGCATATGTGAACTCTATTAGCAGTAATTACCCGGTGTTTGCAGTGTAATGGAAAACGTCTTAGATAACGGAGTTATGGATGATGGTATTGATGAGCCTATTGTCCCTGAAAAAATTGACTATAAATCAAAGGATATAGCCTTGTATAACAACTGGGCTCAAACAAAGTCTAAGAAAGACATGTCTAAACTAATTAATCACCTGGCCCCTATCTTAACGAAGGAAGTATCCTCGGTGGCAGGGTCAGTCCCAACTGTAGCTTTAATGGGTGAAGCAAAAATTTGGGCCATTAAAGCAGTAAAGACTTTTGATCCTAACAAGGGATTTGCTCTGAGTACGCATGTGACTAACTACATTCGTAGAACTAAACGAGTTAATTACAAGTATCAGAACTTCGCTAGATTACCCGAACATATGCAATTAGATTTTCATCACTACAATCGGGCAGTTCAGTCTTTAACAGACGAGATGAATGAGGAACCGACTTCCCAACATATCGCTGACCGACTGGGCTGGTCTAAATCTAGGGTAGATAAATTCAAGTCTAGAATCTACTCCGACCATATTGAGAGTGCCAATGAAAATCCAACTCAAGTTTCCGAGTTTTCAGACAATAACTTGTTACTAAAATCCCTTCTTTCCCATCTGAACGAGCAGGAGACTTTCATTTTAAATAACCGTGGTAAAATGTCATCAGTCCAGTTAGCGGAAAAAATAGGAGTTGATACCAACCGCCTGAACTATCTAATGAGAAAGCTTAGAGATAAAGTAGCCCAGCTAAAAATTGAGCTAGGGATGTAATGAGTACTATTGCTGAGATTTCAAATATATTTGATACCTTGTCGGAGTTCTTTAATTCTAGTCAAGAATATCTATTGTCAGGTGGGGTTCCGCCTGAGGTTTCTACTTTGTTTAATCTGGGATACGACGCACTGCTTACAAAAGTCGTCGGCAATTCTGTTAATAATGGTAGCTTTCAATCAGGGGCTAATCAGGAGGCCATCTTCACTTCAGCCGCACTGTCTAGGGAAATATCTATGTCTAAGATGACTAAGTCTCAGTTATACATAGGTCATGCAGCAGAGCTTAGTGAAGAAACTACTTTTTATTCGAACTCAGGATCGTTCTTAGTAGGAGTTGATTCAGGTAATCCGACAGGAGGAGATCGATGACCTATTTATCTAATAGAGTGGGGACTGCGGCTAATTTAAATGCAGGAGGCTCGCACGACTTACTAATGGTCAAGATGACTGTTAAAGGTACGTTCCCTGAGGGTCAAATTTCGTTTGGGTTGTACGATGTGCCAATGAAAATAACAGGAATACAAAAAGTTGCTCAGCACTTTCTTAGAGTCTTGTTATCCTCTAAAGGTAGTGACCCCTTCTATCCTAACAAAGGCACCTTAATGCCTAGTATTATGATAGGTGCTAACTTGTTAGAAGATAATCAAACTTTTATCTCCGACGTAGTTTCTGCTGTTAAAGATGCGTCCGATCAAGTACGGAGTATGCTGAATGTTGATACTATTGATCTAGAGTCTACGCTAGACACTACCGATGTTGTAGGTATGGATAGAGTGGAAGAGGGTTGGTTCGTCGTCATTAATTTGGTAACTTTGGCGGGAGAAAACGCTTCCATCTCAGTCCCATTCCCAGAGTTTGGTTTGGGGGATCAGGAAATTATAGAGGCAGCTCCTCAGGCTCTTGTACCGGCTCCTAGCCCTGCTCCCATTCCGCCAGCCCCGCCTCCTACTTTAACTATTTCAGCTACACCAGTTACTACCGGGTATGCCGGCTCTTCTTACGCTGGTTTTTCAGCTACGGGGGCGGGTGGAACCCCTCCTTATACTTATAGCGTAAATTCTGCCATGACTTCCGTAGGTTTATCTATAAACCCTACCTCTGGATTCGTTTCTGGGACTATGCCTGCGGCGGGCTCATATCCGGGATTAGTAGTAACAGTAATCGACAGTGCAAATCAAATTGCTAGCATAAATTCGTTCACCTTAATCAGTGTTGCATTAGAGTCGTACTTGATCGATTTCAACAACGACTCTACAGGAGGAGCGGCTTTATCTCTCGATGGGGTTAACTATAAGAACTTAGGATTTACATTTTCTACTTTCACTAATACTGTTACTGGCATTCAGGGTACGCCCAGGATTTGCGATAATACAACTCCAGGGGCGGCGACACCCTCCCCTGACGGAGCGAATACTACTACAGGATATATGAGGGGCTCTAGCTTCAAAATATCTATTGATCCCAGTATTCTAGTAAACAGGTTTAAAACGAGCTTAACTCAGCCTTCAACTATAGGCGGTGGCGCCAACTCGGTCAGATTCACCTACGTAACTAGGTTAGGCCATACTCGCATAGATTACCCCTTCACTAGTGGGACAGGTGGTAGCGTAGTTTGGATTCAAAACTACGTACCAAACTTGGCTGCATATGGCTATGAGTATTTAGATTATATAATAATGGAAAGTGATGTAGGTTCTATAGGGCTAGATGATCTTCTATTCTTCCGGGTGGAGCCTTGATGCGCAACCAACTAGCGGGCTAATAAGACTAATCGTGCTATAATCTGTCTATGTCAGATCTATATTCAGTAATCTCCGGGATTCAACCAAGCCAGCAAGACATACTGGAAGCGGAGTTGTTTGCTAAGCAAATCTTAGAGGCTAAGTATCCAGATTTAGATCTCCGGGAAGGTACTGGTATTAGAGATTTAGTGATCCGACCCTCGGCTTTTCTACTGGCTTTGTGTAAGACTGGTTTTGACTACTATTTCTCTCAGAACACCCTCGCTAAAGTAAGCGATACTTCCCCACAAGAGTTAGTGGATGACCTGCTCAGCAATTTATTTCTGACTCGTAACACAGGATCATTCTCGGTAATTAACGCCAGACTTTACTTTGCGCGTCAGAAATCTGTGTCATTAACTACTAACATTAGCTTCTCTACGAATTCTGATCTCTTGTTTTTTCCAGTAACCGCCACTACGTATCCAGCCAACGCTCTACAGTTCGATTCTTTTCAGAACGAGTGGTTCATAGACGTAGATCTAATTGCAGGAGAAAAAGGCTCGGCTTATAATATCAGCAGCGGGAGTTTACTCTACTTTAGCAACTTCGATCCTTACTTTTTACACGGGGAAATAAACTATCTCTCGCAAGCCAGTAATGAGCCGGAAACTAACTTAGAGTTTATTAGTAGAGCAAAATCTTCTATCAGTACTCGCAACCTAATTAATAAACCTAGTACCGACAGCAAACTTAGAGTCGATCTCAACTACCTAAACCGGATTCTCCCTATCGGTGCGGGAGAGCCTGAAATGTTCCGAGACCAAATCAATGTTAACGGCAGCTATGGAGACCCTGCGACGGGGACTTCTATGTCTATTGTTGACTCCGGCACTAGCATGCTTATTGCGCTCGCTAATCACAGCTTGAAACTAAACCAACTCGTAGACGTAGTAGAAGCTGGTTTAGCTAGCGATAAAGTAGTGTACAGGCGGGCAAGAGTTAATACCATAATTGACGCCGGCAATTTCAAAGTTACAGTACCAGTTAGCACTCCTAATCGTACCTTTCTAGCACCTACGGTAACCCCTGCTATTGAAAATCTATATTTACATCAGGGCGGGGCAGTAGATATTTACTGCTCAGAGACGGTAACCCAAAGTTTAGCTAAATACACGCTAGATTCTAACGGCTCAGTTAGAATTAACGGGCCAGTATTTCAAGTTTCTCGTAGCACAGTACCCTTTGGAGATGCAGATACCTTAGGGGCGGGAATTAGTTTTACTACGACGTATCCCGGTCATACCGTAGATTTCAGCCCAGTATTCACCCAACCACTAGATGGTACTATTGCGGTAAAAATGGTTAACCATATGATGGTCGTAGGTCGTATGGTGAAGATTCACGGTTGGCCTCAAGCGTCTTCGAATCTCTATCTGTCGGTAAGTTCTGTAATTGATCCCGATAACTTCAGAGTCGGGCATAATTTATCAGCAACTCCGCTAACAGTAGGGTCTAATCTAGCTCCTAGTATTACATATACTAACCCCTACTTAGATACTGGGTTCTCTACTAGACAGGTCATGGACATTAATTTTGGTAGTAGCTATGCCGGTCAAACATGCACCATGCAGCTAGGAACTTTCGACTATTTACCATCAGTTCAGTCTTACTTAGAGCTTTCTGATAATAGGGTCTTATGTGCTGATTATCTAGCCAGAGGCTTTGATATCTATGTACTCGATATAAACTTGATAATTTACGGGGAAATCTTACCCACTAGCGGCCATGCGGCCACCCTTATTGAAGGGTTCTTAAAGAGCCTAGCCCCAGGTCAAGACTTGATTCTATCCGATTTGGTTTCAGTTCTCACTACGTCGGGTAACATTGCAGGGTTAAAAACGCCAATAGATGTAGTGTATAACTACTACACTAAGGATCTATTTCCTGCTAAACAGGCTACAATCCTAGATGTACTAATACCTGAAAATACTACTTCTATTTATATTCTAGGTTCTGTAACGACCGCACTTAGTACTCCTCCTGGGTCTGTATAATGGTACCTATTTCAACCTTTACTGAAGACGGGGTTGATGTTGGGGCAGGGTCCCGTAACATGAATTATCTGTATGGGCTTGCAGACTTCTTCTCCTACGTGTTCGAAGATACTGAAACGGTAAACGTTCTTTTAGAATCTAATTCGCTGCAGGCATCGGAAATATATAGCAAGTTCTTACAGGTAAGTTCTTCCCTATCTCTTGCGGGGATTCAGACTAACACGGGGTCTACTATTAAGCTTCTATTAGTGCAAGAATCTGACAAGGTCGGATCTTCTACTCTGTATAAGATTAATCAGCCCCTAGTCTTTGCTAAGTTCTTAAGTAACCGACCCTTTCTCCCGACCGAAACTTTAGAGGAAGGAGTAGACTTTCGCATTACTCAAAATGATTCTGACTCTTGTTTTATAAGGTTCGCCAGACCCCTATCTGAATACAAATTTAGTAAGAGACCTACTACAAACAACGAAGATGAGTACGCCCTATGGGCTACGGATGTAGTCCTAGATGACTCTCTGATGTATAAGTCTTACGGGAAAATTCTAGGGGTCTTACCAGAAGTCTCCAGTGACCAGTTTTCTAACTTCGTATACGGCCTTTATTATTTATACCTGAACGGCCCTACTCTAAGCGTACTAGAAAAAGGTCTAAATCTAGTACTGGGAATACCTTTAGTCAGGGACTCCGGAGTTGTGCTAGATATTAGATTTAACGTACTTACAAACCAATACATCATAATTACCGATACGGATCAGTACATTTTACCGGTGGGAATTAACCCGAACGTATCTATAGATGATATAGTAACGGTCGGCACCTCTTTAGCTAAGTGGGTTGAGCTTAAAGATCACGTATCAGACGGAAGTTGGTGGTTAAATGTTAGCATACCAGAGTCTATAATCAGAGGATTTCCAGGTAATCAAATAGATCGATTTGCAAAACCCGGTAGTAACTTTGATATGCTAATGTCAAAGTACTTGTATGCAAACACTTTCCTTGTACGGATAAACATCGGCTCATTTCAAGGTAATAAGTACTTTAACTATCTATCTGACATCCTGTATAATGCAAAGCCTCTGCATGCACAACCAGTTTACGTTTGGAAGTTAGACATGGGCGGAGATGAGTTGGCGACTGTCGTTGAACTGTCTTTCGACGTTACTCAAATACAGTCTGTTATGCTGAACATAAACAGTACCCCAATAGACCAAAATTTCATAAACTAAAAAAATGAGTGCAATTCAGTTTCAGGAAGGTGGGATCAACCCTAGCGGATTTCTTCGTATAGTCAAAGTATTTGACGACGGTTCTACCTCCACAGTTTTCCAAGATCAAAATTTGATAGTAAAGTCTGGAAAGTACGCGCTTATTAATCAGCTGTACTATTCATCAGGGGCCGGTGATCCGTTATCTTACGCCAAGATAGGTACGGGCGGGGCAAGTGACGCTGAAGGTCTTTTTTTAAAGATCCCTACTATAGATAGGACTGACCTTTATAATCCCGTATTTTCTAGCCCAATTGTTAAGACTGGTGATAATCCAGATATTCCTACTATAACTTTGATGGCTAATATTGATAACTCAGTAGGTAACGGTTTAAAACTTAATGAAGCTGGATTCTTTACTGCTACAGGCCGTATGTTTAATATTAAAGTATTCCCTACGGTTTTAAAGAAGTCTTCTTTTTCATTAAACCTGGAGTGGGTAATAAAAATCTAATATGTCCAGCTTAACTATAAACATAGATATCGTAAGCGGGGAGTACCTTCTAACAGCTTCGATCACTTCCACAGGCGATATTCCTACGGACATCTTCCTCTATGAAAATGCGGGCTCAGGATTAGGTCAATATCAATCAATTTGTACTCTAGAGGATTTCTCCCGGGTTCAGACATATGTTGGTACAGACATACCTGTATTTGGTAATAAGTTCATCAAGTATACTCAAGCCGTTATCCACATCCCGTTAGACAGAGATCCTAGATCTATCAAAGCTAAGTTAATTAAAGACGTGCAAAACTTCAAGGCTGCGTACTTATCGGCTAAATCTAGTACTCAAACTATTCTTCTGTAATTCATGACTACGAATAACAACACTCTATATTCAAACAACGCTAGGGCGTTGCTGACCTCCCCTATCTCAAACTCGGATACTACTTTATCCGTAACTACTACTGCCGGGTTCCCTACTATTTCAGCAGGTACCGATTACTTTTTTATCACGGCAGATGATGGGGTTAATGTTGAAATTATTAAAGTTACAGGTAAGACTTCTACCTCCTTTACTGGGTGTGTTAGGGGTCAAGAAGGGACTGTTGCCAGTAGTTTTATCTCCACTACTAAAGTAGAGAATAGACTAACCGCAGGCAGTATCCGGAAGTTTGCTAGACTTACAGACCGCTTGGCGGATTACACGTCTGTAAGTGATCTACCTACTCCTACCTCTGTAGATGGTAATTCTGCTATATGTAGTGTTACTGATCCTAGCGGTATTCCTATTTTTGCAGTGGTAACTGGAACTAAATGGAGATTCCTTAATTACCCAGATACAGCTAGAGTTAGTACCGTAGGTTCTGGAACTTGTACTACTACGTCCCTACCCTTAACTGGGTCCGGGTCGTTCCTGATAGACACCAACTCTACTTCTTATATTCTACAGTTTGTTAGCGGGCCTAACCTAGGTCTATGCAGATTCCTAAGCATTTCTGCTAATAACGTATCATGGTCAGTAGCAGTCCCTACATTACCTGTAAGTACAGATACTTATGAAATCTATAGAGCTGCACCAGCCAAAGTACCAACCGGCGGGGGTTCAGATAGGATCTTTTTTGAGAACGAGCAGACTGTCTGGTCTAACTACTCCATTCCTGCTGCCAAGAACGCCTCTAGTGCTGGTCCCATTTTCATTAATCCCGGAGTTACAGTCACCGTCCCTGCAGGATCATCGTGGAGCATTGTTTAAATGTCGAATCTAAGAGTAAACTCCGTCACCCCTAGAACTACCTCAGAAGTAGATATTCAAGGGCTGAACCCCCCTACGTTTAACGGGTCCCCCTTATCAATAGAGTCTTCGGTTGCTACTAGATTTGCTAACTTAAATGGGAACACAATTTCTGCCAATCAACCTAACACGTCTAGGTTTACTTCTACTTCAGTGTCAGGGCAGATCTATGAAATCCTGTTTGCTATAGAAAGCGCTTTAGGCATAGGGGCGACTACTAATACAATAGAAGTACTATTCGCCAAGCTAATGAAACAAGGTCATCCTGTAGGTCAAATAATTCAAGGCCCGTGGGCTACTGCCCCGGAAGGGTCTATTGCACTACAAGGTCAATTGGTTAATAGAAGTGCATACCCGGCTTTATATAATCTCGCCATTACTACTGCCGATCTTATCGTAGGTGAAGGGCTTTGGTCTAATAATAAAGCTTTATTTTCATCGGGAAATGGTACTACTACTTTTAGGCTACCGGATTACAGGGGACTATTTCTGAGGGCCGGGGATCTAGGTGCGGGAATAGATACTGGTAGAGTACTTAATACTATTCAGCAAGACACTATTCAAAATATTACAGGTGCTTTTGGCGCCGGTAAATCAGACGTCACTTCTTTGCCTCCTGGTAGTGGCGCTTTCAACCTAGGGGATGGCCCGTCTACCAGTAACTTTGGTGCAGATGGTAAGGGCCCCACTAACGGATATTCTTTTGATGCGTCTAGAGTAGTTAGAACGTCTAATGAAACTAGGCCGGTGAATGTAGCCCTACTGACTTGTATGTATTACTAAGTTTATCTTCCCTACCTTAAAATACGATTTGGGGATTACCAATGACAGAACCAAATTTGATAGCAGTGGATGCGGGACTTAACGCGGGGGTTTCAGCGTTAGTAACTCTGCTGCTCGGCCCATTACTAGGCCAATATGCAATCATCGTGGGTGCAGGGCTTATGGGAACCTTAGTTGGACTTTCCGAGAATAACCAGTCATCTTTAAAAGCATCTGCTATTTTTTTACTTAGAGGCTTAGCTTTTAGCTGCGTGTTCTCTAGCGTAGCCACTTCGGCAGTAATTAAATTATCGCCAGTAGAGTTAGGGGTAACTCCTTACGCCATAATGGGTTGCGTAGCCTTTTGTATCGGCTGGTCTAGCGACAGACTGAGTCTAATTAAGACTATTCTTATAAATAAACTAACTTCAAGAATAACCGGTGACAAGTCATGAATATCGAAATGATAATCGGAGGAATTCTACTAACACTGAGTGGGCTCTTTGCAGTTCACAAATGTAATAAGCAAACCGAGCTAGTACTCCGATTACTGTCTATTACAGTAACTATGCTTGGAGTAGGGGTTCTTTGGTTATCCGCAGTCCTGAGGTCACCTGCCATTATGGACATGCAAGTACGTATTGTTGGAACTTATCAAAATAGCTGGGTAGCAGAGTTTACAACAGAGAACGTACGGGACTGTAAGATAGAAAAAATTGAGGCCTATCTAACCGGCCCGGGCAGTAAACCTATATTAGTCGATTCTACTTTTATGGTGGTAAAAAGAGTAGGTAGTCAAGACGTAGGTTATATAATCCTTAAAGATGCTACTCATTATGCGGTAGACAAGGTAGATTTTAAGGTAACTCACTTCTGTCCGTTCGGAGTAGAAGTTAAATCGGAATTAGCGCCAGTAAGAATTCCGGAACTACCTAAAGAACCCTCGGTTCGCCCAAACCTAAAAGAAATCACTTAATATAATGGCCATCGCAATCCCCCCCGCATTTCAAGTAACACACGTCGGATTAATTCACTCCAACCCTTCTGTAACCTTTACTCGGCCTGCAGACACTGTTCCGTACTCTGTAGGGGACCTAGTCGCTAACAGTACTATTGCAGGCTCTGTAGCTGTCCCTAGTACCGTTTCGGCTCGGGTTGAAGGAGGTTCGGTAGAGGTTAGCCGAGTCAAACTTCAAAAGTCAACTACAGGTATTTCTAACGCTAGTTTTAGAGTTCATTTCTTTAGCGCGTTACCGACTAGTACCACAGGTGATAATGCCGTATTCACTATTACTGGAGCTTCAAGTTATCTAGGTTCAGTTGACGTGGTGCTAAATCAAGTCTTTACCGACGGTGCAGTAGGGTTTACGGATATCACTATGAAGTCTATTAAGGCTCGTCTACCAATGGGTAATCTACTATATGTTTTAGTAGAGGCTCGTGCCGCGTATAATCCAGGATCTGCGGAGATTTTTACTATTTCAATGGATCTAATCTTAGGCTAACATGGTAATTCATAAGAACTTCGACATCACCCCGGGGTTCTCAGCTAAGTTAGAGTTTAAGGTTGAGGATGAAACGGGCATAGAAGTAAATACAACTGACTACTCTGCTAGGTTAGAGTTCTTAAACTCTGATGGTAGTCTATTTAAAGCTTTGACAGTAGGATTTGATTTTGGAATAGGCATTATTAAATGCTCCATATCTGATATTGATACTAAGCTCCTGACCAAGGGTCTATATAGATACAGGTGTATATTGACGGATACTAACCTAGTATCTTCCCTGGCATATTCCGGGTTTATTGCATGCTCGGAGCCAACGTATTTAGGTGTCAATAGCAATTCTCAAGGTATTATTTTACCTAACGGATCATTATACATAGGTAGTCCAGTTAATATAAATTTCGGGGATTGGTACGAGATTTCTAGTTACTATAGATTCTTAGTTAATGGAATTGGTATATTATCTTTGGATGTAAGAAATAATACTGACATAATAAATCTGAGAATTCAATACTATGAAAGTCCAGTATCTGATACTCAGCAATGGATACCTTATCTAGGTCAAAATACTTCATTTAGAATAAATAGTATATCAGGTAATTGCGTAGTTACTTATTTACCTTAGTGGCTAAAAAAATATTAAAAAAATACTACCTCCGCCGGAGTGCCCACCTACCGTCCTAGTATGCTGGGAGGATGCAAAGATAATATCAGACGGAGGGGCTTGGATGTGCACTAGGGAGCTAGAGTATGTCCCGCATTTGGTTTGGCAAGCAGGATTTCTTATTAAAGACGTAGAAGAAGGCATCCATATCCTTGATGCTTGGCATCCCGACTTAATGGGTAATCCAACTCAAATTCCACGGGGGATGATACGAGCTTTGATCCGGTTGTAGTTTAATAGGAATAGTAAAAAGCGCCTTAGGGTGCTTTTTTTATATCTAAAAATTAGTATCCAGATTATCTCTAATATTCAAACTGAGTGGGCGCTAAGCGTCCTTTTTAGCTTTTTTGAGCCTCACGTCCAAAACGGCTTCCGGCTAGAAAATTCCTGGACGAAGTTTTGAAGAGGTCTGT